CATTGGTAGGTTGAGTTGAACCTGTCTCAATCCCAAACGCATACTCACCCCCAATAATTTCCTTGTCAATAGGAAGAAAAGGAAATTTTTTTCCTCTCACAACGCCAGGGGTTTCTTCATTGATAGACATAGCTTGGTCTTGAGAGATAGGTAGTTCTGTATCGGCAGGAAGGGTTTGTTGAGCAATTTTTAACATTTTTTTAATAACCTTAGATAAGAACCTCTCCACCATTGTAGCTCTTTCTGTCCTACGAGCCGAGATTCCCTGCCCTATCATCTGCCCTTCTTGAGCGGTTTGTAGTTTTTCAGCCCCACCACTCTCAAACTGAGCAATACCTACCTGTCTATAAATGTCCTGTTTTATGGTAGCGACAGTGGCATATAAATCTTGAGAGATGGTAGAATCCTTAACAACCGTTATAGCGGTATTAGGGTCTCCTTTTGTTTTAATGTAAGTCCCTGATGGCCCATGAGCAAACTTATCCATCTCATTCGGATTAACCCTCTTCCCATCATAGGCATATTTACGATCCGCAATCCTCGAAACATGATCTACAATCTTAGACTCAAACCTATTCAAAAAGTCCTGTTTGGACTGGTAAGTAGCCGTATCAGCCACCGCATAGGTTTCGTCTGGGTTGTAATTAAACCAAACACTCTCTAACGGGTAGGAATTTCCATAATCCAAAGGCCAATCAGTATCTCTCAAAAAAGAATGATGTCCTTCAACATAAACTAAAAGTCTTCCATTTTTCTTATCCCAAATATCCCAACCCTCAACCCTACCAAATATACCCGAATCACTAATAAGATCTTTGGGATTACCTCCCATCCTCGTATCAACCTTCGCCATCATTCCTTGATCTTCTCTAATATCAACATTTATTTGTAAGTCTTTGGTGTTTTTGTAGGTCGAATCCTTTTTCACTTCCTCTAATGTTTTTTGCCATTTTATTGCAATCCACTCATCATGATCTATATTATGGTCTTTTACGTTGGGATCTCTCAACACATCAAGTGGGGAAACTCTCTTTACATAAATATTTTCATCTTCAATATGGTCTAAAAAGGTCCCTGGTGTCACTTCTTCTTCCAACACCTCCACATCATATCCTATCATCACATACCCACACGATCCTATTAGGGCATCAACTATAGCCTTATCTGTCTCCTCCTTTACATCTAACTCATCAAATAGGAACTGAGCCAGTATCTCAACTCTCTGCACGAGGAGAGATGAATCTACCATTTGACCTTGTATCATGCATTGAGATTTTCTAGGTTTAGCGAAGATTTTAGGGCGGTTTTGTGATATAGCGGGTTTTATGGTAGATACAGCCGTGAATACAATATTATCCACAATCTCATTATTATAGGAGGTACGACTATCCTCTCCCATATGAGACCATTGCCGCCCAGCATAATAATTGCGATAAAGTTTGGTAGGCTTTTCTACAGTCTTTTCATGATTTTCCCTAGCATGACGGATTTTATTCCCCCAATCCTGCACATTTTCTTTAGCCATTGACCATATATCCTTTCTTAAAACCTATCGTACTCATTCCTTTATAAAAATTAAAGGAACCAACAGGTGCTTGATCTTTTTCTTTCAATTCATAAGGCGAAGGTCTAGACATAACCCCATATCTCAGTGCATCACACGCATGATCGTTCAATTTCCTTGCCTCCTCTTTAGGATTAGAATCTTTCTCTCTTAATTTCTTCCACACATATTCAGGAATTTCATTAAGTAAACTACGACACCGAGCGGAGATGAAGAGTCTTGGCGAACCCTGCTTGTCCAATATAGGATGATAGTGTTCAGGATCGGTACGAAGATATTCTCCTACACGATTCCACCCAGCAGCTCGATCATTTTGAGCCTTGTCTAAGTATATATCATATTCATCGTATTCGTCAAATACGCTCCACGCTCTTCCTTCTTTTTCTCTAGTCTTTCCCCACATAGAAGGGTCGGCACAAATATACTCAAAAGCACTAACATCAAACCTAGCCATAATATTCATACAATGTGAGGATACAAGTCCTTTTTGGTAATACTCATCAAAGACAAAAATATTATCATCCTGATCCACATAAAATCCTAAAAAACAAGTTGGATTTGTTTGACCATGATCTAGGGCAGCAAACTGCAAGACCTCTCCTTTTGTTGGATATGGAATTTCAAAATCATGAGCTAAACTAGGAAAGACGTGATCTTCATAATTAAACTCAGGCCAAACCTGTCCTTCCACCGCATCCCAACTACCATCCACATATCTCTTAACCCAAGATTCTGGATTATCCCTCCTTAAATTTTCAAGGTAGTCTGGAGGTAACCACGGATTATCTTTAAGGAGAGACTGTACGAAGAGATGGTCAGGTTTTGGCTCACCTAACTGTTGTGGTACGACAAAGGTACTTTTAAGCCACCCTGGCTCAGGGTTAGAGGCGAATAGACCAAAAAACCGAGGATATTTATTGTTAGGTAATTTCCACCTAAGCCTAGCCTTCAACATATTCACAACATCTTCATTACATTCACTAGCCTCATCTACAATAAAAAATCCAATCTCCAAAGACTTGATACGTTCATCTGCATCGGGTCCCGACATCCCTCCATACAAAATCATAGAACCATTGATGAAAGAAATTTCTTTCTTGGTTTGGTTATGACCATTTTTAACCAAAAGCCTTTGACCAGTAAAATTTTCAATTTCAACGATAAGGGCTAGAAGGGTGACAAGGGTTGTTTTTCTAAAAGCCTCTGCTTCATTACGTCCTGCAAATCCCCTATTCCCAGGATAGAGAAGACTTTGCCTGATAGCCTCAGCACACAAGGCTCTAGACTTACCTCCCCCAACTCCACCACCAAATAATTTATATCTCTCAGTAGCCTCTCTAAATATGGCCTGTTTAGGAGATGGTCCTTCTTTACCATAAAATAGATCTATTTCAGACATTAAAATTTATTCCCTTTTTTCTTATTATCTTTGGGTGTGAGATATTGAAGGTTGTGAGGAACATGAAGACCTGATACTTTATTATTGGTTAATGGCACTATATGATCTACATGATAACCATCAGGACAGTCTTTATATATACTTTGTATTTCTCCTATACTCGTCCAAGAAGGACAGGCCTTTCTAACATTTGCCCTATACTTGGCATTACCCGCCACCTTCAACCTCCTACCCTTCACCGTCTTTAAATAAGTCTTTTTATATAACCTATGACGTTCAGGATTTTTAATCCTATCCTTCCTCAACCATTCCTTATTAAATTCTAGTTGTTTTGTCTTATCTTTGTAGGGCATGGATATGTTCTATCATGGGGAGAGGGATTTCCGCCACACCCCTGTACAATCCATCCTTTGAACTATTATCCTTGTTAAACCCTAAAAAACATCGCTCATTGATAATCCCCATATAAAATCCGAGGGTATCATAACGGGTCGGCCCATTTTTCTTCGCCCATTTCTCTAACTCAACCACCTTAACACCCTCGCCATAAGAATCAGAAGCATCTATCCATGTAATAATAAGGGGTGTGTTTGATTTAATTTTTTTTAAATATGCTTTTGGTGTCATGAAAGTTTTCTTTTTTTATCTCTATGAAGATCATAATATTTTTCATTTTCTTTATTTTTTGGTAATGGCAATCGTTTAAACCCTTTAGGAAACTCAAGCTGTTCTAAAGAATATCCTTTAGGGTCTCCCATAGCTCTCTTAAACTCTTCTATATAATCCTTCTCTTGAGCATGCTTCATCATTATATCTTTGGGAAAACCTTCTCCTTTTAATTTTTTAGCTAGTTCTTTAGCAAATTTCCGAATTTGAATCTCCCGTATAATTTGTTTGTCAGATGGTGTTGGATATTTATCAGTAAATCCAAAAGTATATGGAGTGGTTCCAAAATCTTCTGGTATTTCCGCTCTCCATTTTTCTTTTTTCGGAAGTGCAGGTAAAATAGAGGTTTTTCCACCTCCTATATGAGCAGGATATTTTTCAGCTTGCTCTCTATCAGCAAATGAATGAAATTTCTCTAATACCCAGCCCTTTCTTGCTTTCGGGTTTAAATCTTTTTTCGCCATACTTTAGACTCCTCTTTTATTTTAAGTCTTTTCCAACATGCCTTACCATAAATAACACCCATCGCCAAATCCAATGGTAACCATCCCCAATAACCACCCCACATAATACAATAAAGTCCCGTCATTTGTCCCGCCATCCCCCACCAACTCCCTCTCCCATCCTCATGTACCAAGAGATAGGTAGCATAAAGACAAAGTCCAGAGGTAATAAATTCTAATATCCTTAACCCAAGCACAAGATCAGAATCAAACAAAAACATCTCCCCATTTAACACACCCCAAATTATGTAGTGGTGGAATTTCAAATGCACGGGTGGCGTTCATATAATCCTTACATTCCCTCCCCGTATCAAAAGTTTTGGCAATATGAACCTCCTCTACAAAAGGACCTGTTTGAGGATTTATTTGCAAAATAATCACAAGTAAGAACCACATATCTTACTCTCCATCATATACACATCAACACCATCAATATCCCTTAAAAAGGAACAAGACTTAATCCGCAACCCATTCCCTTCAATCATATCCATAAATTCTCCCACAGGTGGCCTTGGTCTATTATCCCAAAGTTCTCCAATAAAAACCTTGTCTTTGTATAATTCAACCTCGTTAATTAAAATAACCCCATCCATAGTCATATTTTTTGCAATATCACCATAAAATTCTTTTCTTAACTTCCATTCAGGGTCAAAAGGTCTTAAATCTCCCTCCCATTCAGGATATAAAGGATGGTTAGGGTCAACATTACAATATGAGGGCGGATTACCAACAACTAAATCAAATTTTTCATATTTATTAAGATTAGAAAGATTGTCGGATTGATAATATCGTATATCCTTAGAACCCCATCTTTTATCCCCTTCATCCAGAGCCTTTTTATTTATATCAAGAAGAACTAACTTCTTAATTAATTTTTTGTTAAGTAAATCCCTACCAATCTCTCCTAAACCTGCACACCACTCAAGACACTTCTCGAAAGGCTTATCTCTCTTGTCCACAAGTTCACGCACCCGTTTTGTGAAATTTTCCTTTAAAATAGACCCTCCTCCATCGAACTTGTCCATTTATTCCTCGCCCTTTTTTTTATCCTCTCTTTTCTTTTTTCTCCAAATTCTCTTTAAATCACTCGTATGAGGAGGATTAAAAGTACCTTCTCTTGCTTTATCAAAGGTTCTTTCTGCTTGCCTAACTCCAGCTGTACCTTCTAGAGTTTTACTTAATTCTCTGTTTGTTTGATGGATATCAACCTTGCTAATATTATATTTATTTCTGAGTGCTTCATATGCTTCCGCCAGAAATCTTTTTCCATATTTTTTACCTCTATACCCGCTTGCTTTATTTTTAGCGTTAAGTACAGCATGAGCTGCCATTTCATCTATTGTATCAGTAGAAAATCCTGTCTTTTTCTCATCAAACCTTTCTGGATATTTTTTAAATATACCTCTCATGTCTTCTATTGATTGTCTAACTTTAGGTTGACCTTCTCCCTTATTAAACGCTTCATTAGCTTTACGCCACTTTTTTTGTCCTTTAGGGGTTATAATACCCCCCAATGGAACACCAAATAACATCTTTGACGCTCCTGCTCCTATAGCCTTACTAAGTTTAGCAAAAGTTCCAATAGTCTTGCCTATAGGACCTCCTGCTGCTGCTAAACTTACATCTACAGGATCTGACGGGTCGGCAACCACAGTCTTGAAAATTTTACTAATTGCATCAGCATGTCCTCCTTTACCTTGTCTTAATTGAGTAGGTTTAAGTGGTTTTTTGTCTAAAGCCTCAGCTGCTTCTGCTACAGTTCTGTATTTCTTACTTGATCTATCTAATGCATAATTTTTATTCTTATTTTTCTTCTTCGGATATGGAAGGTGTACTTTTTTTCCATTTTCATATTTAACTGGCATTATCTTTATCCTCAATCTCTACATCAATAATTTTACCCTTACCATCGTCAGTAGCATAGCCTGGGGCGTATAGTTGGATGGTAACGCCACCCGTTTGTCCTAGATCTTGTTCCTTCATACCTGTCCTATCTAATATTTGGGCGGCAGCCTGAACCCTAGTCGCTGGCGGTGTCATAACAACCTTCTCCTCACCTTTCTCATCCTTAACAACATAGGTCGAACCCACAACCTCATTCAAGGTATCCATAGCCTTTGGAATCATGTGTCCGAGTTTTTCCTTATGCTCAGCCAACACTTCCCTCTTAACCTTATCCTCCTCCTTTACCCACAACGGACTCCGTCTAAGAACATTGAGTCGAGCTAATGTTAAGCCATGTTTATCAGCAACTTCCTTACTCCCCATCCCGTTAAAAACCATATCATACATCATTAATTGATGACGGGTGCTTAATTTTTTTACAATTGTTTGTG